TGACCCAGACTGAGCTAGCCAGTAAGGCAGGTGTAAAGCAACAGTCTATCCAGCTTATCGAAGCGGGAGTCACGCAAAGACCGCGTTTTTTATTTGAGATAGCGCAAGCCCTTGATTGTGATCCGCTCTGGTTACAGTACGGAAGAAAAGGTGGAGATGCTGCCTAAGCATTTCTTTTTTCAATCTTAAGTGAATGAAACCAGCTGATTTAGCAGCTCTTCTTTGCGTTCATTTGCGAAACCGCATCCATAACCTGCAAAACCATAGCAGCAGGTAATTGGGACCGAAACTACCAAAGGAAAAACAAGATGGTAGACAGCATAAAAGCAGCAATCAGCGCGATGTGTAAGGCGCACCCCGCCGGCCGCCTCGGGATGGCTGCTGATCTCGGCATGAGCATCGACACCTTTCATAACCACATGTACCAGAAATGCGGCAGCCGCTTCTTCACGCTGGCCGAACTTGAGCGCATGGAGGACCTGTCCGGCTTATCAATGCTGGCGGAATATGCCGCGGCGCGCGTCGGCAAATTGCTGGTGGACGTTCCGAAGCCGGAATGCATGGACAACGTGGACCTGTTCGCGATCGACATGAAAACCAGCGCGGCGAAAGGCCAGCTGGCGCAGGCGCAGATTGAAGCGGCTGAGGATGGGGTAATTGACCGTCATGAACGCAAAAAGCTCTCTGAGCTGTTTCGCAAGACTATTCGCCACCAGTTCCACGGATTCATGGGCTTTATGGCGCTGTATGGGGTTTCAGACCAGGCAGTGGAAGTATTTATGAGCACCAGAAAAGGTGACGCCCCGAGTGTGCAGCTCGAGGCGTCGGGCGCGTCTTTTCAATAGTGGAGAAACTACGCATGAACAGTTTAACAACACGTTACCGCAGGTCGCAACTTATTGCGCTGCCGGTACCGGGCGGAGCCGGTCCGGTGCAGTACCGGTATGCAGTGAGAGTATCAGGCCACTGTGTGCCCGTCAGCTACCAGCTTGTTCAGCAGATGGTAGGGGAGTTTAACCGCCAGGCGGAGGCTTTCGCGTGCAGGAACTCAACAGACGATACCGCGACTGGCGGGGCGTTGAAGTCCACGTCACCGGTTACGACCCCGAAAAACGACAGGTTATCTTCCGGCGCGCGGGTTACCCGCACGACTGCATGCAGCCTGTTGAGCGGTTCCGCGAGAAGTTCAAAAGGGTGGATGCATGAGCGTTAAGTTATCAGCATACGTGTGGGATGGCTGCGCGAGTGCCGGAATCAAGGGCACGAAGCTGCTGATCCTGGCGCGCCTGGCTGATTTCTCCAGCGATGAAGGTATCAGCTGGCCCAGCGTCGACACCATCGCGCGCCAGATTGGCGCCGGTCGCAGCACCGTTATTACCGCAGTTGGTGAGCTTGAGCGTGACGGATGGCTGACCCGCAAAGAACGCCGTCAGGGCCAGCGCAGCGGTACCAACATCTACACGCTGAACGTGCTGCGCCTGCGCCAGGCTGCGGCCGGTGCTTATTCTCAGGGTCCGGATTCTGAACATTCAGAATCTGGACGTTCAGAATCCGAAGGTTCAGAAGCTGGACGTCCAGAATCTGAACGTCCGGAAAACCGCCAAAACGGGGCTTCTCAGGGTCCAGAATCTGGACACGATCCGTCAGTAAATTCAAAACAAGAACCATCAGATAAAAAACCTTCTTGTCAGGTTGCCCGGCAACCCGACGCTGAGCAGCTGATCACCGATAAAGCGATTGCTGTGCTGAAGCACCTGAATCTGGTCACCGGCGCGCGTTACCAGAACTCGAAATCCTCACTGGAGAATATCCGGGCCCGGCTGCGCGAAGGTCATTCGGTGGACGACCTGCAGCTCGTTGTCGACTACAAACACGAGCACTGGCACGACACGGAAATGTACGACTACATGCGCCCGCAGACGCTGTTCGTTCCGAGCAAGCTTGAAGGCTACCTGCTGAGCGCTACCCGCTGGAAAGAGCGCGGACGCCCGCCCCGCCAGCAGTGGAAGCAGCGCAGTGTGCAGCGCGACGACAGCGCATTTAAAGCCAGCTATGCCGGTGTTGATTACAGCCAGGTCCCGGAGGGGTTCAGATCATGAAAAACGAGAAGCTGAAACACGAAGTTTTTGAAGAGCTGGCCTGCCAGCTGGAAAGACAGAATCTGTGGCGCCGCGCCGCACATGCCTACCTGGCTGCGTTCGATGCCTCGAAGAGTAACCGGGACCGCGAACGGCTGGCGAAGAAGCGTACCCAGTGCCTGAAGATGAGCAACCGCGTTGGTTACGTGGAAGGCCGTTGCTATCTGGCCGGTAACTATGTGGGGGAGCTGTGATGAGTTATCAGATACATGTTGGCCTTTGTGAGGACGTATTGAAGCGTCTGCCTGATAACTCTGTTGACAGCATCGTCACTGATCCACCGTACGGTCTGAGCTTCATGGGCCATAAATGGGACTACAGCGTACCAACGGTCGAACAATGGCTGGAATGTTTGCGTGTTCTTAAGCCGGGGGGACATATGCTCGCCTTCGGCGGGTCGAGAACTTATCACCGGCTGGTAGTGAATGTTGAAGATGCCGGTTTCGAAGTTCGCGATCAGATTTTATGGGTCTATGGCACCGGTTTCCCAAAAAGCAAAAATCTGAAGGGGGATTTTCAGGGCTGGGGTTCTGCTCTCAAGCCTGCTCATGAGCCAATAGTCCTGGCGCGTAAACCACTTAGCGCTTCAATTGAAGCTACGATGAAAATATATGGTACCGGTGCCCTCAACATTCAGGGTTGTCGTGTACCTACTGATAAACAGGACGTTGTGGGGCGCTGGCCTGCAAATCTTATTCATGATGGAAGCGAAGAAGTTGTAACCCTTTTCCCTGCAAACGCTGGCGCAGCATCACCGGTAACTGGCAATGAACCAACCACTAACGGCTTCAGCGGCTCCGTTTCATTTTCCGGAATGATTGGCCGCGTGCCTGGAGTGTTCCATGGAGATAAAGGGAGCGCTGCAAGATTTTTCTACTGCGCCAAAGTAAGTCCGTCTGAAAGAGATGAGGGCATGGAGCGTTTCAACTCGATTTCAGCATCTGAAATGACTGGCGGACGCAAAGAAGGAAGCGCCGGTCTTAACGATCCACGTGCTGGTGCAGGTCGTACCGGAGGGGCAAGAAATAACCACCCAACGGTCAAACCAGTCGCGCTGATGAAGTACCTGTGCCGTTTGATTACTCCACCAGGAGGAAATGTGCTTGATCCATGGATGGGAAGTGGAAGCACTGGTCGGGCGGCACTTGAGGAAGGTTTCGGCTTTATTGGTATTGAGAAAGATCCTGACTACGTCACAGTGGCATCTGCGCGTCTGGCGTTCTCGTATAAAAAAGCCTCCTCTACGGCCCCTATCGAAAAGAGAGGGGAGGTAAAAGAGTGAGCTATCCACAACTCTTAACCGTTCGCCAGCAGGAAGTGCTGGATATGCTCGCGGATTTCCAGAGACGAAACGGTTACCCGCCGACACAGAAAGAAGTGGCCCAGCTTATGGGGGCCGCTTCACCCAACGCTGCGACCGATATGCTGCGTAAGCTGGAGAAGAAAGGCGCCATATCGTTATCAAAAGGCGTCGCCCGCGGCATCACCATCAACGGCATCGCCAAAGAAGATGAGGCGGTTTCTCTGCTGCGTGCGATGGTAGAAGGTGAGGCCAAATCGCGCGATCGCGCGGTGGCGTTCCTGAAAGCGCGGGGTGCCATTGCATGAAGCTGACCCTGCCTTTTCCCCCCAGCGTTAACAGCTACTGGCGAGCCCCGACTAAGGGGCCGCTAAAAGGCCGTCATCTCGTCAGCGCCGACGGGCGCAAATATCAGAGCAATGCCGCAGCGGCCGTTGTTGAGCAACTGCGGCGCATACCCAGGCCTGTCACCAGCCAGCTGGCGGTGGAGGTGGTGCTCTACCCGCCTGACCGGAAACGCCGCGATCTGGATAACTACCTGAAGGCACTTTTCGATGCGCTGACGCTGGCCCATGTCTGGGAGGACGACAGCCAGGTGAAAAAGATGCTGGTGGAATGGGGCCCGGTAACCAGCAAAGGGAAGGTGGAAATCACGATCAGTAACTTTGTGGCGGGTGCAGCCGCCTGACAGATGGAGAAACGTATGAACCAGACACACCCGATTTCATTTTGCCCTAAGCATCATGCGGCGCTGGCAGGTCAGGAGCTTTTTATGTCCAGCCGGGAAATAGCCTCGCTTGTCGGTTCACGTCATACCGACGTGTGCACCGCCATTGAGCGGTTAATGAAGAAAAGCGTCATTGATGGGTATACGGCATTGCCGTATACCCATCCGCAGAACAGGCAGGAATACCACCACTACCTGGTTAACAAACGTGACAGCTATGTCATTGTGGCGCAGTTATGTCCAGAGTTTACCGCGCGCCTGGTTGATCGCTGGCAGGAACTGGAAAGCAGCCAGCAGCCGGGCATGCCGCGGTCGCTGCCGGAGGCGCTGCGCCTTGCTGCGGATCTGGCCGAACAAAAGGAAAGGCTGGCACAGGAACTCGCCGCCGCGGCGCCAAAGGTGGAGTTTGTGGATCGCTACTGCTCCGCCAGCGGTTTGCTCTCATTCCGTCAGGTGGCAAAGCTGTTAAAAGCCAAAGAGACGGATTTCCGCCTGTTCCTGATCGACAACGAGATTATGTACCGCCTCGGCGGGGTGCTGACGCCGCGCCACCAGCATATTGATGCCGGACGGTTCGAGGTGAAAACGGGCACATCCGCGACATCCAACCACGCGTTCAGCCAGGCGCGTTTCACAGCGAAGGGTGTTAAGTGGATAGGTGGGCTGTGGGCTGAGCATGTGGCGAAGGGGAACGCAGCGTGAGAGCTCTGTTAACACCGGAAATCGCGCGCGGAATGGGTATCGTGCTGCTGCGCCCCGGTCCTGAACTGATGCCCATATTTGCAAACGGGCGCGTGCTGGTGGAGGTTCAGCCAGAAAGTATGGTGCATTTCCCGAGCGGCGCGGTGCCGCCGGCGCACCAGCCTCTGGCTGATGACGAGGGGCTGAAAGTCTTCTTTACTGATGAGCGGGTGATCCGGGCTGCTGGTGGCATCAATGGGCTGGAGCACTGGCTGATGAAGCAGCAGGGCGGCTGCGAGTGGCCGCACAGTGAGTACCATCACCATGAGCTGACCACGATGCGGCATGAGCCCGGCGCGCTGCGTCTGTGCTGGCACTGTGATAATCAGCTGGCCGGACATTTTACTGAGCGCCTGTCAGCAATTGCCCGTTCCAATGTGATAGCCTGGATTATCAGCGTCGCGCGCGGTGCCCTCGCCTTTGACGATACCCATGAGCTGACTCTGCCGGAGTTGTGCTGGTGGGCTGTCAGGATGGATATCACTGATGCGCTGCCGGAGAGTGTGGCGCGCCGCGCGCTGCGCCTTCCGCCTTTGCCAGTGCAGGGCGTGTCGCGTGAAAGCGATATGGTTCCGGGACCGTCGGCAGCTGAAATAGTACAGACGAAAGCACAGCGTGCTGGTACCGTGAAGACGCTAGTGAACTGCGACAAGCCGCAGGAACAACAGCCGCGGGTGGTTGCGCTGACAATCGACCCTGAGTCGCCTGAAAGTTACATGCTCCGGCCAAAGCGCCGCCGCTGGGAAAACGAGAAATACACCCGCTGGGTTAAGCAGCAGCCTTGCGTATGCTGCAACCAGCGGGCAGACGATCCCCACCACCTGATCGGCCACGGGCAGGGTGGGATGGGTACCAAAGCCCATGACCTTTTCGTGTTGCCTTTGTGCAGAAGGCATCACG